TTGATGGATTTATGTTACTAACTTTGGGAGCGTTTGGCATCACAACTGCCGGACGTATTATGAAACTTAAAAATAAAGATAAAGATGCAACTGAGTAAAAATTTAGCACTAGCAGAAGTAACACGTAGCGAAACTGCAAAACGTAACGGCATTTCTAATATGCCTACACCTGAGCACATTGAGAACTTCAAGAAGTTAGCTGAGAATGTGTTCCAACCTATCCGCGAGCACTTTGGTGTTCCTATTCACATCTCATCAGGCTATCGCTCTGCTGCTTTGAACAAGGCCGTAGGGGGCAGCGCATCCAGTCAACATTGCACTGGTGAAGCGATTGATATCGACATGGATGGTACATCTATCACCAATGCTCAAATCTTTAACTTCATTAAGGACAACTTAAATTTTGATCAATTAATCGCAGAGTTCCCTGTAAATAGTAATCCTGCTTGGGTACACGTTAGTTACGAATCTACCGGCAAACAACGAAAGCAAATCTTAGTTGCTAAGAAAGTTGGAGGAGCTACTAAATATATCGCTTACAAATCAGATGCTGATTTGAAATAGTGGCATACCTATATAGACATATTAGACTTGATAAGAACGAGCCCTTTTACATTGGAATAGGTAAAAGCGATTCTGATTTTAATAGGGCTCATTCGAAAAACAGTAGAAATGCTTATTGGTATAATATTATTAATTTATCAGAATACAGAGTAGAGATAATGCTTCAAGACATTACATGGGAAGAAGCATGTCAAAAGGAAATTGAGTTTATTAACTTATACAAAAAGAATACTCAGAAAGGAAGTCTTTGCAATATTGCAGATGGAGGTGAAGGTGGTTATTTGAGTGAGGAGATAAATGAAAAAAGAAGACAGTCTTTAATGGGGCATAAGCTTACAGAAAAGACTAAAGAAAAAATTAGACTAAAGGCAAAAGGAAGAAAAGCCTCTAGAGAGACTAAATTGAAAATGTCTTTAGTTCATAAAGAAAATAGAACAGGTATTTGGCTAGAAAGCAAAGGTCATAAAAATGGCAGAGCATTTAAAGTCTATCAGTATTCTATTAATAGAGTTTTTATAAAAGAATGGGATTGCGCAAAGTATGCTGTAGATTTCTATAATTTAAACAGAACATCAATAACTGACTGTATTAAAGGACGTCAAAAAACAGCAGGCGGGTTCATATGGTTGAAAAATAAAATAAATCACTAAATTTGTGACATGAAGAAGAATAAAGCAGAGTCTACATCAATCGTAAAGGTTAAGGTAAGCAGACCCGGTGTTCATGCAAAGTGCAAGACATCTAAGTTGAAGTCTTCTAAAAGTTATAAAAAGTCATATAAAGGACAAGGAAGATGAAAATACAAAACTATTCTGTAGAGGCACCTACACCAAGCGATATATTAATAGGAACTAATGTTTCTACGAATAATGCTACAGCTAATTTTAGAATTGCTGATATTTTATCTTTAACAAATGTATCTTCGTTTAAATTTGATGATATGGTTGGTGGCACCTTAACAGGTGTAGGTACTCTTGTCATATTATCTAGCGTTATGATTCCTGCTAACTCATTGACTAATAATTGTACTTTAGATTTTGTCTCAAGATTTTTAAAGACTGACGCGAATGTAACTTCTTCTACAGTTAGATTATTTGTAAATACATCAAATAACTTAACAGGATCTACAAACTTGGCTTTTGCTTTAGGAGCTAGTACTTCAACAAGAAGTGCTTCTTTTTCTAGAACATTCTATATCAAAAACTCTGTATTAAGAGGATATGATTTTGGATCTGAAGCTTTGACAGATGAGTCTAATATCCCTTTTGCAGATGGATCTTACAATATAGATGTAACAGTTGATAATTATTTTATGGTCGCAGTTTCAAACGTTGCATCAACATCAACGACAAGCATTCCTTATTCTAGGTACTTAATTTACAGATAATTTTAATAATATGTCAAATAAAATCAAAAAAGAAGAGCTCGAAGCGTTGGTTAACGCTAACCGAGTTTACAGAGACCTAAAATTTAATCTAGCAGACATCGAGATGAGCGTTCGTCGTTTAGGCGAGCAGAAAGAACTCACGATGCAGCAACTTGAAGTTGCGGCAGGAAAGCTCACACAAGAGCAGCAATCCATCTTTGAAAAGTATGGCGATGTCAGTGTAAACCTACAAACAGGTGAGTATAATTAGAAAAATTTCCATTGGCCCTGACTACATGAAGTGCATGCACTACATGGTAGGTCAGTCTATCCTAGATAAAACGTGGGAGATCAACACCATCCGTAAGGAGGATGATGGATCTATCTGCGTTTGGATTATCAAGGAAAAAGAGATTATTAAATGGAAATCATTCTCTAACGCAATGCCCATTGCGATAGAATACAAAATAGATTACTAGTGAAATCACCATACTGCTTCATCATTAAACCAGTAGGTCAGAGGCGGTACGATAACATAAAGAAGTTCGGAGATACCGACTTCTATATCAGCTCCTCACAAGAAGACCACAAGACATCTAATCGCTTCGCTGAAGTGGTCAGTGTTCCTATTTACTACAACGGACCGGTACAAGCTGGCGACACTGTCATAGTACACCATAACGTGTTCAAGTACTACTACGACATGAAGGGTCGTCAGAAGAGTAGTTGGAACTATATCATGGACGATCTGTTTTTAGCTGAGCTAGATCAGGTCTATATGTTTAAAAGAGATGATAAGTGGAATGCCGTAGATCCTTTTATCTTTATCAGACCAATACCAAGTGAAGACAAGGTAATAAGTACGCTAGGATCGCTTGAGGAGATGTGGGGTGAGGTTGTGTATAAGACAGCTACACTAACAGATGTCAGCGTTGGAGACACAGTATCATTCACACCTGACAGTGAGTATGAGTTTAGGATAGATGATGAAGTTCTTTACCGAATGTATAATAAGAATATATGTCTAAAAAGGGAGAAATAGTAGAGGCTGCTAAGCAGGCTATCGATGAGTTGATCAAGGTGCTAAAGTCACCTATTATCACTCACGCTGAGGACGATATATCGGCCGACAAGATGAAGAACGCAGCGTCAGCTAAGCGTTTGGCTTTTGAGGATGCGATGTATATGCTCAACAAGATTGAAGAGGAGGAGAATAAGGCTGCAGAGGGGCCAATAGTAGAAGTTACACTCGGCAAATCAGGTTTCGCAGAAGGAAGAGCAAGACATGGAAAATAAGCTGTACTCCATAGTAACTGACTACGTCAACAAGACTGCTCTTAATACTAAGAACAATAAAAAGTCATGGGACTATGGTTACAATAAGGAGTATGACCTAATTGTTATATCTAAAGACGGAACCATTGGTGAGATCTATGAGATAAATGGATTGAAGGTTGCTTTGCCATCTACTCCTAAAGTAGTAGAGAACAGAGGCAACAGATGGCAACCAATAGACTATCCAGCCGAGCTACAGAAAATCAAGTCAATATTTGACTGGAACCGAAGAGACAACGCATTCAAACTGAAGTACGTCGACATGATCGAGACTGAGTTTGAGAGGCGTGAGCAAGGTTTTTGGTTTATCAACAATGGTAATCCAACCTACATGACTGGTACACACTACATGTATCTTCAGTGGACCAAGATTGACATTGGTCTGCCTGACTTCCGTGAGTCCAACCGAATCTTCTATATATTTTGGGAGGCATGTAAGGCAGACAGCCGAGCGTTTGGCATGTGCTACCTAAAGAACCGTCGTTCAGGTTTCTCATTCATGTCGTCTGCAGAGACGTCAAATACAGGTACAATTGTCAGAGATGCCCGCCTTGGTATTCTATCCAAGACCGGATCGGATGCCAAGAAGATGTTTACCGACAAGGTTGTGCCAATTGTAAGAAATTACCCCTTCTTTTTCAAGCCGATTCAAGACGGTATGGACAACCCGAAGACGGAGTTGGCATTCCGTGTTCCTGCGAGTAAGATTACGCGCAAGAATATGGATGAGGAGCGCGATGATGACATAGAAGGGCTAGATACTACCATCGACTGGAAAAACACAGCAGACAACAGCTATGACGGTGAGAAGCTGCTTTTACTTGTACACGACGAGTGCTATGCACCTAACACAAAGATTTTAATGTCTGATTTATCATTTAAAGAGATAAAAGATATTAATATAGGCGACAAGGTTATAGTAGAAGGTGGTATTATAAAAACAGTAGTTAAAAAGACTAACGGTATTACTGATAGGTATATTGTTAAACAACCGTATGGTGAGGACTACATCGTTACTAAGAACCATAGACTTGTATTTAATGAATATAAGAAAGGTGAAGTGATAATGAATCCTGATGATTACATCAATAGTTCTAAATTTAGAAAGCAACACTTAACTAGAGTAGTTTCTAGTGGTATAGAATCTGAAGATAAATTTGATGGAATACCTCCATTTTTATTAGGCCTATGGCTTGGAGACGGGAGAAGTAAGTCAATGACTATTTTAGTTAATAAGTATGAAGAGCCTGAAGTACTTGATTATCTAGGTAAGTTATCTACAGTAATGGGCATTGACTTTGAATTAAAGAAAAGCACATCAGATAAAATAGTTGAATTTTCATTTAAAGGAATCAATCAAGAGTTAAGAAAGATAGGTGTTTATGGTAATAAGCATATACCTATGCAGTATATGCACTCGTCAATTGAATCTAGATTACAATTACTAGCCGGTTTGATTGAAACTGATGGTTATTCTGATAAGAAGAAGAATATAATATCTATCGGCATGAGCAGAAAGGATCTTATTGAACAAATAAGATTTTTAGTTCTTTCTTGTGGTTTAAGTTGTGGTAATGTAAAAGAGAAAACCACCAACTTCAATACAAAGTCCTACAATATTAGCATATCAGGAGATTTATCATCTATTCCACTTATAACAAAAAAGAAATCATTTGATGGATATAAACCATCCACAAGAGGAAGAAGGAATAAAGTAACTGTTGAATACCTAGATAAAGGTGATTATGTAGGCATACAAGTTGATGCTGATAACGATAATGAAAGAAAATTAATACTTAGCGATTTTACCATTAGTATGAATAGTGGTAAATGGGAGAAGCCTGAGAATATTCTAAACAACTGGCGAGTCACAAAGACTTGTTTACGTTTGGGTAGTCGTATCATTGGTAAGTGTATGATGGGATCCACGTCAAATGCGCTCAGTAAGGGTGGTGAGAATTTCAAGAAGCTGTTCTACGACAGCGACCCAACCAAGCGATCTGCCAATGGTCAGACCAAGTCAGGGCTTTACTCTTTGTTCATCCCAATGGAGTGGAACATGGAGGGCTTTATTGACGAGTATGGATGGCCAGTGTTTGATGACCCGAAGAAACCTATTATGGGTATCGATGGTGAGGAGATTACCATGGGTGTCATAACCTATTGGAATAACGAGGTGGCTGCAATGAAGTCAGACTCAGACGCACTCAACGAATACTACCGTCAGTTCCCTAGAACAGAGTCGCATGCTTTCCGTGATGAGAGTAAGTCGTCTCTATTCAACTTAACTAAGATATACCAACAGATTGACTACAACGATGCGATGATTAAAGATCGCGTCCTAACAACCGGCTACTTCCATTGGAAGAACGGCGAGAAGGATACTGAGGTTATTTGGACGCCTGATCCGAAAGGTAGGTTTATTGTGTCGTGGATTCCTGACGCTAAGATGCGTAACAATGTCGTCAAGAAGGACGGCAAGTTCTATCCTGGCAATAAAGATATTGGCGTGTTTGGGTGTGACCCTTATGACATCTCAGGTGTAGTTGGTGGTGGTGGATCGGCTGGTGCATTGCATGGCATCACTAACTTTCACATGGAAAGCGCGCCAACCAATCACTTCTTCTTGGAGTATATTGCTCGTCCACAGACCGCTGAGATATTTTTTGAGGACGTATTGATGGCTTGTTTTTTCTACGGAATGCCTATACTTGTAGAGAACAACAAACAGCGACTATTGTACCACTTTAAGAACAGAGGGTATCGTCCATTCTCAATGAACAGACCTGACAAACATACGTCTAAGCTATCAAAGACTGAGCTTGAACTAGGTGGTATTCCCAACTCTAGTGAGGACGTAAAGCACGCGCATGCTAATAGTATCAACACATACATCGAGGAATACGTTGGCATTGATGCGGAAGGAAACTACAGAGAAAAAGAGTCTATGGGTGACATGT